CTTGGCAAGTGATGTTGCGCCCGGTTTTCGGCCTGCTCCGGTTCGCTTTCCGCCGTGAACAGTCATCTTGATAAACTTGAATGATTGAATTGCATAGGCTTCCCGCCTTTCGTTAAGGCATCCCGCCCGTTTGGTTGTGTTTGAGCGCGGTTAGCATTGGTTATCCGGCCCTCGTAGGGTTCCGGTCTGGCATTGGCTTCCAGATTTTACGGGATGCAAACCCAACTTGGTCGCGCCGCGCTCATGAGGTGTGACAAGTGGGGGCGGGAGTATTGATAGCCGCCGCCTTTCGCATGATCCATAGTCACACCACATCAAAGCGGTTTATTTAACAAAATTCACGCAAATGTATCATAATTCACATTAAACGTGTAAACGCGCAACAGGCCTTACGTGTGATTGAACGTAATTCCTCGCCCTTACAAATAGCAGGTTTTGCGGGTTAGTCAAGGGGCATCCGGTAGCGGCTTCCAGTGTGTGGCCCTGCCCCCGTAGTCCGCTCTTACCTTCCAAAAATAAAACCGTATTTTCCACGCGATCCCTATGTGATCACGCCATAGGAGGCCGCCCTCGTTAAAATCGTATCCACTTTCCCACCGGCCTAACATAACCTTTTCGTTGATTGGCGCTGTCTCAATCGGCTGCCATTGGTTCTGCGTCATATCATTTCACCCTTAGACTGCGCGCCATAACATACTGGCCCAAAATGCAAACCACAAAACCTCAAACGCCGATTCTTGAATGTCAACAGGAGGTTTATCCGCAAGCCAAAGCCACTGAATACCCAGCATCAACATGCTAATTAACGCCAATATAATTTTGCAGAATGTCATATCACTTCACCCTTTGTCAAGAACAGATGCTGGGCCAAGGTCTGCAAGCGTTGGATGCTTGGCTACCATGGCCGTTGCTCGCAAATAATCATCGTCAAGTAGGACACGCGCAAATTCGCGCAGGAGGGTTATTTCATCTGCGCCATCACGGCACATATTGATTAGCTTCACTGTTCCGGTTGCAAGACCGGCGTTTCGCATTCTAGCAAGATCCCCTCTACCCATCTACTCACTCCCTAAACAGTTCAACGCATTCCGAAGCGCTGCCAAATCGTAGGGCATTGCCTCCGCGTCCTTGAAACATTCGTTTTGCAGCATGGATGTTTTTACCCTGCCGATTTTGTCGCGCATTTTGTAATAAGCGGCATAGACTGCGGGGTTTCCGTCGCCTGCGTCGTGGCCGCCCTCAGATGTATTTAGGCATGACGCAATTCCTGCAATTCCTATTTCTGACAGATATACGCTGTAAAGGTTCTGGAACATGCGAGCGGCTTCCTCCTGCTCCCGCGTAATTTGCCCAGTGAACATAAGCCGTCCGATCATATCGCAAGCCAGATCTATATAAGCCCCCTGCTCTCCCTGCTCAATGTTAGGCTTGGCCCATTTTCCGCGTGCTAGACGTTCGTTTGTGGGCGTTGACGTATGGCCACGAGGCGAAGGCACGTAACCGGCCTCTACGGGCTTGGTTGCGGCCTGTGCGCGTTTGTTGCGGAGTGATTGCGCTTTGGAAGTCATTTGGTTCCTGACTTGGGTCCGGCTTGGTCATGTTCCGCGCTTAGGAGGATAAGCGCGGAACACTTTGCACCGAAAGGAGAGCACCATACTCTGTAACCTTGCCGTCACCATGGCGAGTTTTGTCGCGGGTGTCAAGTTCCCTCGTAGGCTTTTCGCTGTTCGTCAGTAAGCGGCGATCCTGTGACTGTGTAAACCCAACCTTCGCGCTTGGTTTTAAACGTGACTAGCTCGCGCTCAAGCAGGCCATCCATTACGAGCCGTTGCAGCGTTTGACGTGAAAGGCCGCGCGTTCGTCCAAAATGCATTTCAGCTTCAGCCGTTTTAACTGCGCCCATTTCGGAAACGTAGGCGAGGGTCTTCTCCGGCCAGATTCTCGTGTTGGTGGCGTTTTCAATTTTCTTTGGCTTGCACCGTTCTCGCCTGACCGCCTTCCTAATTGCGCGGCCAATCATGTCTTCGACCGTCGCCGCATAGTTTGGCAGCTTGAATGGGTTCTGCATAACCAGCGTGAGTTCTTCAGGTGTCATTTGTTTGGTCCTTGGTTGCGGTGTCGCGAGCCTTGATCATCGCATCGGCCACCTCAAATGATTTTCGGGCAAATGCTTCCTGGGCCGTTTCACCCTCCACCAGAGTATCATGCTGGCAAACTGAAATAACAGCCGGCAATGCCTGCCCTGCAAAATAATCCCGCAGCGTCATGCCCGGGTAGTCGTGCGTCCTGTCTGGAAGCGGAAACGCTGTCCCGCCTGTTTTTGGTGCATCATTCATCTGGTTCGTTCCCTCTGTTTCGATAACCTTACTCTACAACCGCTAAACAGCCCCGTCAACAACAAATAACCGACTTAACCAACATAACCGAGCCAGTTAGCGCAAAGTTATGCAATTTTATCAAACGAAACAAAGCGCTTAGGCCCTTCTCTCTCTCTCTCTAACTTTAAAAATATATATATATACATACACACATGCATGCGCACACACACGCACACACACACAGAGGGGCGTATGTCTTTTTTAAATGGTTATACGGTCAAAGTCATATAAATAAGGGGTATCGTCGGTTATATATAACCTGAATCGCAAACCTAGCCTTGAATTGCGCAAAATAATCAACAAACCTTGCGTTAATTTAGGGGTTGCGATTGCCGTGGATTTGCCGCATGGTAATTGGTGTAATATAGAGGAAAAACGCAAATGACTGAGTTTAGAACACGGCTAAAACCACCAGCGGAGGCATTCGTAAGGAAATACGCCGCGCAACGTGATGTATCGATGGGCGCTGCAATTGATCAAATTATATCACAAGTCGTCAAAGATGGCGGGATTGATGTAACCGATACTGTGTCAGCGCATGATACGCCGGTCGTGCATATTCAGCGCATTCGGACACACAGCGATGAGGAAGGGCCAGCGATATGAGTGGTATGACTAGCGACAAGGAAGCGATAGAAACGGACGAAATGTGCTGCGAATTGCTGCTATTTGCAGGGGACGAAGTGTCTGAACTGGCAGCGTGGCGCATCGAGAATCTAAGCGCGGCATTGGTAAAAATCCTAGCGCACCGGCCCTCGTATAATCACCACAACGACACCACATTGCCCGATGGTTTGGGCATAACAACAACGGTTGATGAGTCCGACTACAACGATTTGCAAACGTATGCGCGGAATGCGCTAAGGGGAGTGTTATGATGCGGGATAAGATTGCAGAGGTTATCATGGCAAACCGCGCCGTTGATAACTGGCAAGGGCCAACCCCTGCGGATTTTGACGCGGCCGACGCCATAGTCGCCGCCCTGCCCGGTATGGTGCCGGAACTAGTGTGGGAAGGGTTCTATAGCGGACCCTACAAAATTGAAGTCCACGAAGGCGGCATAATTGACCTTTGGTTTTGCGGATGCGCAATCAAAGAAGATGGAGAAAACGAGCTTTTGCGCTCAGGATATTTAACGCTTGTCAGCATGGATGACCTGAAAGCCGCAGCCAACACACACCACGCAGCGCAAGTTATGGCCGCGTTCGGGGTGGTGTTATGACCGACCACAAGGACGCGCTGATCACGTTGCTGGCCAAGGTTGAGGCGGGGGAGTGGGATATAAAGTTGGCACTAAAGGCTTTACCGGAAAGTCACGTAAGCGATTCTTACGATTGGGTTGACCCGATTGGCTGGGCGTCAAGGGCGTTTCACAACGGATCACTAGACGCGGCCAAGGCGCTGCATGAGGCGGTGCTGCCGGGGTATCATCTAAATCTAGCTTTGGATTTTTGCCATGTATTGCCAGAAGGGAACGACGGGGATCAACGCGCTTCGTCTGGGTATTGCGACGGAAACCCCGCCCGCGCATGGCTAATTGCAATCCTCAAGGCCCTCATAGCCCAAGACACCACACAGGACAATGAAAATGCGAGTTAAACGCAAATCAAAAAAACAGTTTTGGACAAGGCAAAATTCTGGAGCCCTCCGCCGATGTGGAAAGTGCCATGAGGTCTTGGTTGAGGCATATCATTCCAATGACAAGATATGCAAAAGATGCAAGTTTAAAGCGAATCCGCTAACATTGAAGGAAACACCATGACCGATCAGATTGCATCATTCATCGACCATATGCGGGCGAACGATTGTGGCCCCGAGAATCCGCATGACATCATTGCAGACGATAAGCGGCGGCGGTATCGACTGGCAGGCGATAAAGTAAAAACGCAAAATGCCAGTTATCAACTGACCGTTGACGGCGATGGGTTTGCGGTTGGCTGGGTGTATTCGTTTAAGCAGGCGATCACCCACGCATGGCACAGTAAATCAACCCGCAAGGCCACGGATGAGGAGCGGGCAGCATGGAAAGCGAAGTCAGCAGACGCAAAAAAAGCCAGAGAGGCAGAGTCAAAGCGCATTGCAGAAGCCGCCGCGACCAAGGGCAAGGGGATCTGGTCACGCGCGGAAAAGACAGGTTCAACACCATATCTTGAGGGCAAAGGCTGTGATTTAAATGGCGCGCGTATTTGGCAAGGCATGGTTGTCGTGCCAATGTATGGCAAAGGTGGCATCACTGGCTTGCAGTTCATCGGCAAAGACGGGCAGAAGCGTTTTCTTACCGGGTCAGCCAAAGAAGGCGCATATTTTCCTATTGCCAATCGTGTTGAACCAATGACGCGCATATTAATCTGTGAAGGGTATGCAACGGCTTGTGCGTTACGTCGCGCTACCGGGTTGCCTGTGGTTGCTGCGTTTGATGCTGGCAACCTCAAGCCAGTGGCCAAGGCGCTGCGGGTGAAATATCCCGACACTGAGTTTATAATCGCCGCAGACAATGACGCTCACACCACAAAACCAGACGGCACGCCTTGGAATCCCGGCATTGAGAAAGCGCAACAGGCGGCGGTTGCGATAGGTGGGGCCCGAGTTATTTCGCCTGACTTTGACGACAACCAGCCGGACACGCTAACGGATTGGGATGATTTTGCACGGGTGTATTCCGACGAAACCGTGCGCGCTAAATTTGAGGAATTGCCAGAGCGGTATGATGACAACCTAGAGCGTGATTATAATATTCCCGATATGCCAGATGACGAGGACCCTTTAGACCGGATCAGGCCGCTTGGTCATAATCGCGGGACGTATTATTTTTTCCCAACGGCTGCGGGTCAGATCGTGGCGCTGCGTGCAACGGATTTGGGCCGGATGCAAAACCTGCATATGTTAGCGGATCGCGCATTTTGGGAAAACGCATACAGCCCAGACGGGAAAACACCAGACAGCAACATTACAGCTTTTGCATCGAACCACTTGCAGGCCGCGTGTCATCGGGCAGGCATTTTCCAGCCTGAAAACGTGCGGGGAATTGGCGCATGGATGGACAACGGGCATCCTGTAATTAATTGCGGCGATGCGATTGTGACCATGGATGGAGTGTCAACGCACCCGGCACGGTTTGAAGGCGAGTCAGTTTATGAGGCTGGGCCGCGCGTCATTGATATGAAGTACGAACCGTTGCGGAATGCAGAGGCGGCAAAACTACGCGACATTTGCAGACGGTTTACATGGAAAAAATCCCAATACGCTGACTTACTGGCTGGCTGGCTTGTGATTGCGCCAATCGGGGGGGCTTTGAAATGGCGTCCTCATATTTGGATAACAGGGCGCGCGGAATCGGGAAAAACTACGGTTGTAACTGAGTTCGTCAAACCTGTGATTGGTGACATCGGGATCAAGCGCGACGGGGGGACATCAGAAGCGGGCATTCGTAAGGCGATCGGCCCAAGCTCGCGGCCATTTATTCTTGATGAGGCAGAGGCGGAAAGCCAGCAACAGCAAGCGGATATGGCAAAAATTTTGTTTCTTGCCCGGCGTGCGTCAAGTGGTGGCGTGGTTGAAAATGCAAACGCGACATATCAAGTCCGGTCTGCGTTTTGTTTTGCTGCGATCATTCCGAGGGTTGAGGCCGTCGCTGATAAAGGCCGGATCACCCAGCTTGAATTGCAGCGTGACGAACACCCGCAGCGGACAGCACGATTCGCCCAGCTTGAAAGCGATATGCACGAGACATTAACGCCGGAATTTGCTAAGGGTTTGCTGGCCCGGACGATTGCAAACCTGCCAACGCTGTTAAAAAACATTGCAGTGTTTAGCCGTGCTGCGTCTGACATCTTTGGCAACAAACGATCCGGCGACCAGATTGGCCCAATGTTAGCGGGCGCGTATATGCTGACGACAACGAACGAAGTCACGCTTGCAACGGCAACGGCATGGATTGGCAAACAGGATTGGGATTGGCACACGGCATCTTACGACGACAGCGACGCTGCGAAACTGGTTACGCACATAATGACGGCGCGGGTTAGGTATGACCATCAGGGAATGGGCCGCGATTCAACCATCGGTGATTTGGTCGGGGTTGCAAACGATCCGCTAGACGCTCAATGGAAATCCGCGGACAAGGCGCTGCGTCAATACGGGATCAGAGTCAAAGACGGAATGTTGTGCATTGCGAACCAAGCGCCTCAATTGAAACGCCTGTTATCAGACACGCCTTATAATCCGTGGGCTCGAACGCTTGGGGATTATCCGAACGCTGACAACCTTGGCAACAAAGCGATGTATTTCATGGCAGGGCTAACAAGCAAAGCAATCGCAATTCCTGTCGATAGTGTTTTGGGCCGCGACGTTGCGGATCAGAACGAAGAGGAATTGCCTTTTAATTTGGAAGGGTTTTCGTAATGACCCTCGTAACCCTCTACACCGATCAGCAAGCCCTAGTTGACGAAACCCGCGATGCAATGAGGCGCAACAAATCCGTTTTGGTGCAGGCGGCCACGGGATTTGGCAAAACACGGATCGCTCTGCACATGATACAGGCGGCGATTGCGAAAGGTAACTCTGTGGGGTTTATGGTGCCCCGCAAAAAACTCCTTGACCAAACGTCTAAAACCTTGACCGGTTTTGACATCGATCACGGGTTTGTCGCATCGGGCAGGCAAGCGAATCCGTTTGCAAAAGTGCATATGATTATGTCAGACACGTTGGCCCGGCGTTTAGATACCGCGCCTAAATTGAAAATCCTATTCGATGATGAGGCGCATTACGGAGGGGCTGAAAAACTGCGCGTGATCCGGCATTATCAGGCGCAAGGCACTTGGGTCGTGGGGTTGACGGCCACACCGCAACGGCCAAACGGAGACGGCATGGGTGACGTGTATGACGTGATGGTGGAAGGCCCGCAAGTGGACTGGCTGATTGATAACGGGCGGCTGTCTAAATATCGCCTGTTTGCGCCGGACACGCCGGATTTGAGCGGGTTGAAGTCACGCAATGGGGATTACGTCCAGAAAGAAGTTGACGGATTTATGATGGCCGATGATCACGGCAAGGTTCTGGTCGGCAATGCGGCGGAACATTACAAAAAGATTGCATATGGCAAGTTGAATCTGTCGTTTTGCACGTCAATCAAGGCGGCTGAAATGTCGTCGCAAATGTTTAATGATCGGGGTATTCCGTCTGCGGTCCTGCATGGTAAGATGGATGATGCGGACATCCATCGGGTGATTATGGCGTTTGCACGCCGCGAGCTTTTGAACATATCGAGTTGCGCGCTTTTGACATTTGGTTTTGATCTGTCCCAGGCCAGCGGTATGGATGTGACCGTGGAAAGCATGTCTGATCTTGCGCCATCCAAGTCGCTACCGTGGCAGCTTCAGAAATGGGGGCGTGTGTTGCGCATGAAAGACGACCCGGCGTGTTTGTTTGATCACGTTGGCAACTACATACAGCACGGCAGCCCAGACGACGAACGCGAATGGACGTTGGAAGCCAAGCCAAAGCGCGGCGGGAATAAGGAGCCAACGCAACCGGTCAGGCAATGCCCAGAGTGTTTCATGGTGCATAGGCCGTCGCCTGAATGTCCCGGCTGCGGTTACGTGTATCCGATTCAATCGCGCATGGTTGACGAAATTGAGGGGGAATTATCCGAGGTTATTGCAGCTCCAAAGCCGCCCAAGAAATCGCAGGTCATAGGGATGATAGCGCGGAATGACGGGCGGGCGGGTCTGGAGGCATACGCAAAGGAAAACGGCTATAAATCAGGATGGGTGCAACATCAGATGCGGGTTAGGAAGTTAGCGTGAACCCCGGTTTTGTCCCGTTCTTTACCGACGATGGCCCCGACGCACCAGCCCAAGCGCGTGACTTTTGCAAAACGCGCGGACTGACATCGGATCAAGTAAAAATTGTGCGGCGTAATGGCCGCGTTGAAATAGAGGTGAAAATAAAATGTCAAATCGAACTGAAGCCAATGTCTTGAACGACTGCCTAATTGCCCTGTCTGGTGCCGGTTGCACTGCATGGCGGAACAACACAGGCCAGCTACCCGACAAGAACGGCAGGCCCATCAAATTCGGCCTATGCGTTGGATCTAGTGACATTATCGGCATTGCACCCGATGGAATATTTATAGCCATTGAATGCAAGACTGCAATTGGCCAGCCGACCGACGCGCAGGTTCGATTTATCAATGCAGTCATTGCAAAGGGTGGTCGTGCTGGCATTGCGCGAAATAGTGCCGACGCTGTGCAGATTGCGCTTGCTAAGGTTAGCGGCACGGGGTAAGGTTATTGTAGAAACCAAGGAGAACACCATGACAACCACACTAACTATTCACGATGCCACTAAAATCACTACAAGGGGCGTGATGCACCAAAATTCGAACCGAATTGTGCTGGAAATTGAAACAAAAGGCTACCATGGCACCCTACAGCACCAGGTGACCCTTTTCGGCCTGCCCACGCACTTTGCCGACGCAATGGAAAAATTTTTTGCCACCGGAAAGGCGAATCCCAGTCTAACGGAGGCAGAAATCCGCGCAGATGAACGCCAGAAGGTTGAGTCACGGATTAACGCGATTATTAACGGTTAACGCAACCCAACGGAGAAAACACCATGCACCCCAACGCAATAATTCACGAAGACCTTGAACAGGGCAGCCCCGAATGGCTGGCAGCACGTCGCGGGCTTATGACTGCAAGCGAAGTTCACTTGATCGTCAACGTGCCAAAAGAAGAAAAGCGGATCAAGAAAGACGGCAGCCCCTACAAGCAACGCGAAATGTCAACAGTTGATGACGACAAGAGCCGCGCGCATATTTACGAAATTGCGGCGCAGCGGATCACGGAATGGACAGAGCCGACATATATCGGCGATGCAATGTTGCGCGGCCATGCTGACGAAATTACGGCCCGCGACCTATACAGTGACCGCATTGAACCAGTTGAGGAAAAAGGCTTTATCACGCGCGACTTTGGCGGATTTATGCTTGGATACAGTCCAGACGGTTGCGGGGTTATGGGCAACTTTGGGATTGAGGTTAAAAGCCGCATCCAAAAGCACCATATAAAAACGGTAATCACAAACGAAGTCCCAACGGAATACATGCTGCAGGTTCAAACTGGTCTGCTTGTAACTGGCTGGGATTATATGGATTACATCAGTTTTTCCGCAGGTCTGCCAATGTGGATTATTCGTGTTGAGCCGATTGCTGAGTATCAAGACGCAATTGTTAAGGCTGCGGAATCGTTTGAAGAGTCCGTGCGTGATGGCGTTAAATCGTATTCAGACCAGATCAGGGGCTGCAAAACGCTTATCGAAACCGAACGTGAAACCGAAGAAGATTATGGAGAGGTGCTATGAACGACAATTCAGACGTAACAGAGGCCTGCAAGCCCAAAAGTGATCAGCTAAACGCAGAGGTTTTGATCGGTGAATCAATTACAGTCAAGATTCGGGACCAGAACGTTGACGTCACCCGCGACCAGCAGAAGGTTTGGATCTATTACGATGGCGATGAAGGTAAGCCATGGAAGCCCTGCAAAACCATGCTGGCATGTTTGAAAGCGGGATGGGGCAAGTATGCGAGCGCGTGGGTTGGAAAAGAGGTCACGCTCTACAATAAACCAGAGGTCGAATATGCAGGAAAGCAGGTTGGCGGCGTTCGCATTAGCCACATGTCGCATCTTGATAAAAAGTTAGTATTGTCGCTAAACGAAAAAAGAGGCGGCAAAAAGCAAACGATCACAATTCAACCTCTCGTCACCCAAGACGCGCCAAAGATCGACGTTGACGCGGCTAACGAGTCAGTCAGATCCGCGGCATCAGAAGGTAAGGCGGCATTTGTTATCTGGTGGAAATCAAACGCGGGGTTGCGGGATGCGGTTGCGCCAATCATGGACGAAATCAAGGCAACGGTTGCCGAGGCCGATGCAGCAAAAAATCAAGGGGACGACGATGACCTTCCACCTATCTAAGAACCACCTGCACATGACAGGAAAGCAACACCCAGTCGCGCCTGCAGGAACCGCCACACGCAACCCGTGGGCCGCGCTGGAGGTCGGCGACTGGTTTCTTGCGGGTGCCAGCGCCTACGTCATCGCAAGCGCACGCAACAGGCGGCACACAGACCGTGAGCATAGGGGCGTTTGTTCCGATGGCCAGAATTATGTGGTCCGCATAAAATAATCATTGACCTTACTGGGCGCGCTCGGTAAGGTTAGTGTATAGCAACGAAGGGAATATGAGATATGGCTTGCAATCACATACAAGGCGATAATGTACCGCACTTTGGTTGCTGGGTATGCGGCCAATGCTTTGCGAAACTAGAACAAAGGCCGCAGCGTTTGGGACTGGTTGGCCAGAAAATACCTGCGGATTGGGACGGAAAGACTCTCGTGGGTGAACGGCAAGATGTTGTTTGGCAAGCTGAAATCATAAAATCAACGGAAAACACTACCCTGTCGCAATTTATCCATGTAGTCGCTCGGAGGTTTGCTCTAAGAGGCGGCTTAGACAAAAACGCAGCATTTGAAGCCGCTCTTGACATGCTAATAATGCAAGACGAACCGTTTGGGTCTTTGGATTACGACTGGTCACGAATGTCAGCTATTGACCTTGCTGACGAAGATATGAGCTACTGGGACCACGATGGCCCCGCCGCAAATTAATCAAACCCAATTACGCTATGACGTAAGCATCATAAAAGGAAAACACCATGACCCTCCCAAAATACCACGCAATGCCGCCGCTTTCCAAAAAGCACACGCCCACAATTCCGCAAATGGAAGACAAGCACGAATTAGAATCGCTTGAATATGAAACAATGCAGGCGCTACAACGTGCATGCGGTTACATTGTGGTAATTTTGGGCTGCGTGTTTTTCTGGTCGCTTGTTATTAAATTTGCATGGAACGCGTTTTCGTGAGCTGGATTTGCCACGTTTTCGGGTGCAAGTGGAACAGCATTTATTACCCTAGAACATGCAAGCGGTGTTGCCGCACGATTCGTTAGGGCAGCACATGGGAAACAACCACCTAGAGCGAAGTTTTCGTTGTCCTGAGTGTTGGCGTGGCTATAACTCTGCGTCAACTGTTGAGAACCACCGCCGAAAATCGCAAGGGGAATGCATTATCTACAACCCCAGCAAAGCAACCGGGATCGCCACCTTTAGAAAAAAACACGGGATTGCCGAACGGCTACCGTTGCCAGAAAGAGAAACACTATGAACCGATCACACATCTTGGAAACCGCATCCAGCCACATCACGACTGACCGCGCTGCAACGCATGGTGACGCAGAAGAAAGCTTTTCAGCAATCGCAGGCGGCTGGAACTGGTGGCTTAGCATCAGGGCAGGCGGCGAACTAGACTCGCATGATGTTGCCATGATGATGTCAATTTTCAAAAAAGCGCGCATTGCCGGAAACGCTGGCCATGCAGACAATTACATTGACGACGCAGGATATACCGCAATCGCTGGCGAAATCGCGGGGGCTGATTAAATGCGACTAGTAATCCTAGAAAGCCCCTTCGCTGGTGACGAGCAGGCCAACATCGAATATGCACGCCTATGCGTTCGTGACAGCCTAATGCGGGGTGAAGCGCCTATTGCGTCACACCTGCTTTATACGCAGCCAACCATTCTGGACGATAGCGTGCCAGATGAGCGAAATATGGGCATTGCTGCCGGGCTGTTTTGGGGCGCAATGGCAGACGCCAGCGTTGTATATACGGACCTAGGCATATCGCGCGGCATGGCTTTAGGTATTGCATCAGCAGAAGACCTTGGGCGCTGCGTTGAGTATCGCACACTCTAAAACCAAACAGTAAACCGACCGTCTTGCCCGTCGAAAGGGTGGTGGACAAAGCATTCAACAGCCTGGCGGTTTACATATCCATTCCGATCATGCCATCCGTCCGGTGGCGACATACTGCGAACCCACTCTATTTGCACGTTATCGCCTTCCATGCTGCGCGCGGCGTTGTGCATCATGGACATTCCAATATGATCCTTTTCGCGCTTGTGCGATAAGACGCCCGCTTGCTTGCGAACTTTGTGATGCCAGTGATGAATGTACCAATAGCGATGCAAGCAATCAGAAATGTGCGCGCGTGCCTCAGTCATCATGAGAGGGTAAAGGTCGGCTTCTTTGGCCCCGTCTCCGTGTGTCAGGCCAATCAAGTT